ATGATTGGATGGATGTTATTAAAGAAGTCAAAGCGACTGCATTAGATTTTTCTGCTTTCGATCACTTATTAACTCAGGCAAATATAGAAGCCAGTTGGACCGCTACTTATCCAGCCTATCGTTACCCGATGATATTTTTCGGACCGTTAGTATCAGCAGAAACAGGACCGACAGCCAAGTGGTACCCGAATGACTTTATCCCAATGATCTCTATATATCATATTTTGATCGGGATTCTTTCAGGCTATACAATCGTTTCAGAGTGGTTAAATTCCGCTTACCTTAAAAGTAAATATATCTTAGCCAAGGAAACAATTGCAAGTGATTCATTTATTAGGGGCAAACAAATGAATGTTGCCGTAGCGGGGGACTTAATTAATTCTAATACGTCAAGTATTCCTGCCGGCTCGTCCGGTAACTCGCAATTATATAACATCCCTATTGAGTTTGGCACAGAGACGACAGACGAAGGTGGCGACTGGGATAACGATACCTATACGGTCCCGGAAGATGGAACATATAAGTTCAAAACTTCTATAACCCTGTTAAATAACGCTCCCTCTAATCCGAACTTTACAATTACATCCGAAAGCGCAACGATTTCGATAATTCACAGAAGAGGGCTTGTAGATACGGTACTTGCAACAATATCTGCAGCCGCATATACCGGGACAGAACTTCTTCAAAATATAGAGTATGAACTAATTACCAAGTATTATCACATGATCGCTGGCGATGAAGTATTTGTACAACTCTACATTAACTGTAACGTAAATAATACAAGCGGATCACCGGAAGATTTGACAGTAGGAGTAAAAGCCACTGCATCAACTTTCGAAAATATCTGGAACAGTGTGAATAAGTACGCAGGTATCAATAAGAATATGAGTCTTGAAGAAATGTTACCGGACATTACTCAACTGGACTTTCTTGCCGAAATGAGAAATGTATTTGATCTTCGTTTTTGGATGGATAAGAGCAATAAAACACTTCATATTGAACCCTGGGATCAGTTTTTAACGGATCAAGTTGTTGACATTACAAGCCTTATCGATCACGACAACCCGCCTACTGAAATGATCTCCCCGTATTTCAGCAAGTATATTGATCTGAAGTGGAAGAATGACGACAGCGACGAAGCCTATACCGAATACTTAAAAGAGAACACTAATGGACCGGGATTAAAACAAATAGTATTGACTTCCGAATTTTGCAAAAGTAATATCGACGCGCGCGAACATCGTTTCTCTTCTATTATCGAAGGCAAGAACTCAATGATAGGAGAGTTTATTACAGATGTTCCGAGGATATGGAATAAGATACCTAATTATACCGATTTGGCATACGACCGAAAGGTAAACTTTAATACACGTATAGTTAATTGGGACGGGTTAACGGCAGGTTTTACATGGCATTTTGATGCAAGTACCAAAACATCTTATCCGAAAATCTCAGGGCTAGACTGGGATGACATTTATACCGCTTACTGGCAGAAGATATTTAAGCGGATTGATAAAGGCAAATTACTTACACTCCGCGTTAAGGTTAAACCGGCTTTTCTTTCTCAGTTTGTAACAAAGATCAATAATGTACAGGCAGAGAACTTTAGGCCGAGATATAAAGTTACTGTAAAAGGTATTGAGAACTATTACAGATTACAGAAGATCACAAGTGATGGTGAGGTTGCAGAGTTAGAACTATTCTTAGAATAAACGATATGGCAGAAAAAACAACAATACTAAAAATAGTCGTCTCAGGCTTTGGTGAGGCTTCACGTGACCTTGAATTTCTTACCACTGAAACAGCAAAACTAGGGGCAGAGAAAAAGAAAATGACTGCCGAGTCTACCGCTGCTGCCCGTGCTATCACTGCTGAAGAAGGATCAATTGAGAAGCTTAGAGCGCAGACTGCCTTGCTGAGACAGGAAGCCAATAACATGAGGGCTGTCACTGAGAAAGAAATCAAAACGAGGGAGCAGTTAACAAAAGTAATATTTGAGAACACTGTAAAAATAAGAGACTACGACAGGTCTATATCTGGAAGTTCTACGCTTGTAGGGGAATATGAACGGGGAATTAAAGCGGCATTTGGCAATATACAGGGGCACGTTAATACGGTATCAGGAGGGTTTAATCAATTGGCCGGAGCAATGGGAGGTGTTACTGCCGAGGTTGGAAATGTTGTCGCGGGACTAGCTACCGGAGGCGGCGCAGTTGCTTTGTTTACAGTACTTACTGCCGCGCTTGCTTCTGCATGGAAGAGAACTCAGGAGAACATTGAGCTTTATCTAAAATCAGCGGATAAACTTGCCGCTGGTCCTGCTGCATTTGAACGTGACTCCGAGAAAGCATTAGAAGATGCATACAAGAGGGCAAGAGGGCAAAGGGCGTTAGGGTTGAGAATAGAAGAGGCCGCTTCTCAGAAGCTATTCTATTTTGCTCAGTCATTTACCGAAGAAGAAAAAAAAGCATTACAGGCAGAAATTGAAAGCGGCAAGCAAATGCAGGAAAATGCAAAATTAGTGCTTTCGTCTAAATTAAATGAAGTTGAAAAAACGAAATGGAAAATTCAGTATAACAAATTACTACAAGAAGAGGAAAAAATATCAGATGATAAACTTGCAAAAGAAACAGAATGGGAAAAACTGGAAGCTGAGCTAGTTAAGCAAAGAGCAATTGTTTCTAAACAAGGAGTTGACGAAGTCGAAAAGAAACAGGCCGTAATTGCAGCGGAAATAATTGCCAATAAGCTTGTGGCAGACAAGACAGAGTTTGTAGACAGACAGCTCGATAATATTAATGCCATTGCTGAAATGACAGCAACACAGGAGGTCGTAGAAGATAAAGTTAATGGGTTGTTAAAAGAACGGAACACAATTCAAAAGGAATATTATTCTGATCAGGTTAAAATCAATAGACTCGAAAAGTCTTCTATAAAAACAACAGGAAAAGAGGGGCGTACATGGACAGAAGAGTCATTAACAGACATGGGGAGTGACTTTTTAAAATATGTAGCCCCAAGAGTTGCCCCTGACGAAAATCCAGAAGTTGTATCGGCCAGGCTTATTCAAGAGGCTAAAGATAGGATTTGGGAGGAAGGGATGGCAAAGGCTCGTGAAAATTACATCAAGCAGCGGCAGGATGCACAGGATAACGCAAATGAAATAGTTCAAATTGAGTTGGATAAGCTCGATCAAAAGCAGGAAATTGCAGATGCAGAAATAATCATTGCCGCAGGAATTGGAGATACTATAAAATTACTGGCAGATAAAAATAAGGCACTATCACTGACTGCCTTAGCAATAGAAAAGGCTGCCGCAATAGCTCAAATAATATCTAATGTATCCGTTGCAAACGCAAAAGCAATAGCAACGTCTCCGCTAACACTAGGGCAACCGTGGGTTGCGCTTAATACCGGAATTGGGGCTATTTCGATAGCGAATTTAGTAGCACAGGCAGCTAAATCTGTAGGTGAAATCAGTAGATTCGCTTCCGGAGGCCGTATCTTTGGCGGTGTTCGTGTTACTCCCGATTCAAGAGGCGATGATACATTAATTGTAGCAAAACAGGGCGAGGCTATTTTAAACGAATCACAGCAAAGGAGAATAGGATTGAGTAATTTGAAACGTGCAGGAGTACCGGGATTTGCTGACGGTGGAGTTATCGGATCACTTAACTATTCTCCGGGGCTTCCGTTTGATATTGAAACATTTATCAATAGGATGGTTAACGGGATAAATGATAAACAAGTTATTTTAAATGTCAATAAGGTTAATTCAGCAATAGCAGAATCTAATTTTATTAATCAATCAAATAAGATATGATCGACATTAAAGCAGAAACAGCAGATAGGCTGGAAAAACAGAATATTCCTTCTTCGATTACTTTCCGGCTTTTTAATCTTGGACTTATAAATGACCAGACGGCAAAGAGGTTTTTAATTGTTGATACATTTAAAACAGAAGATCCATGCCGGGGAGAAAGAAATCACGTTAAGGACAAAATTGCGGATGAGTTTTGCGTATCAACTGCAACGGTTCACGCGTATGTTTTAAAGAAATAGATAAAAAATCTATCTGTAAAGTATTGTAAGATAGTTTAATTTTGCTATCAAAGATCACAGTTATGGATTTACGGATAGTCAACAAGTCAGATAAGGAAGCGGAAATATTCATTGATGACATAATTGGATGGGACGAAAGCTCATGGATGGGTATTAAAAAACAACTCGCCGCGATTGCAGACAGCAAAATACAGAAACTTATTGTCAATATCAATTCTCCCGGAGGCATGGTCTCTGATGGACTGATGATACATGACGCTTTAAAAATGTCTAAGGCTCATATTGAGACCCGTGTATTCAGTATGTCTGCTTCTTCCGCTACTATCATAGCTCAGTCAGGCGATACCCGCAAAATGTCTGCGAATGCTTTATACCTGGTTCATCACGCTTCTGCTATGGCATGGGGAAATGTAAACGAGTTAAAAGTCGCTGTCGATGATCTTGAAAAGGTTGATGCAAGGCTTTTGGATATTTACATTAAAAAGGGTGCTGATCCTGAGAAAGTAAAGGCTTTAATGGATGAAAACAATGGCACTGGCAAATGGATTGATGCAGAAGAGGCTCTTTCAGTTGGACTGATTGATGAGATATTTGAACCGTCTAAAGCTGCTGCACTTGCAAGGCCGTCTGTTGAATTTCTGAATAAATACAATTTACCACAAATACCAGATAAATACATGGAAAATGTTGCTGAAAAAGTCGATGAGAAAACAATTTTAAATAAGATCGAGGATCTTTTTAACAGAGTTTTCCCGAAAAAAGAAGAAAAAGAGCCTGAAAAGGTTGAAGATATTGCGCCTGAGGTAGTAATAGAGGACAAAGTAGAGATCGAGGATCAAAGCAAAGAAATCTTAGCTGCAAAGGATACTGAGATCGAAACATTGAAGAAGTCATTGCAGGAGAAAGAGACTGAACTGTCAAACGTGAAGTCAGACCTTGCAACAGCACTTACACAATTAGGTCAGTTGGATGCTTCCAGTACATTAGTACCAGGATCAGAAGGGAAGTTAAGTGACGAGGTCACCGAGGACGTACCTTTTGCAAATGACATAAAGGTACTCAATGCCAAGCTCAATCCTCCTGTGAAGGCGAAAAGGGATAAAAACCCTGAAAAAGAATAATAATTTAATAATTACGAAATGGCAAACTTTATTACTACATCTGTCAGTTGGGCCGGAAAAGAAACGCTCGACTATCTGATTACTCCGATGTTCTTAGGGACTTCCCCTTTGGCTACATACGGTATTGACATCAAAACACAGGTTAAAGACAAAGAGTTACTGAACTACTTTAACCCGGTTGCAAAAATGACCAAAGCTGCTTCTCCTGGTTTTACCGGAGCAACTGGCGCAACTTATTCTCAGAGGACTCTGAATGTTTACAAGATGAAAGCTGAAATGGAAACTGACGGTACCGTATTCTTTAATACTGTATTCGGTCAGATTCAAACTCCGGGCAACTGGAACGATCTTTCTTCTTCTGAGCAGTCAAAACTCCTTATGAATATTCTTACCGAACTTTTCATTGAAGGGTTCCGTTCTGATATTTTCCGTCAGTTCTGGCTCAATGATGTTAATAAAAGCGTCGTTACCTCTGGAGTTGATACCGGCGTTGCTGATACCAACTACAATGCTTATCAGGGCATGTGGCCTAAGTTGATGGCAAACTGTTCTACAACTCCTTCTGCAACACAGATCAAACGCATTGCAATTACAGACGGTGCCGTTGCTCAGGTACAGACATTAACTGAGTCAGTTGATGCTGCCGGAACAGCAAACATCCTTATCGACGGAGTGAACTACCTTGCAACAAGGAACACAAACGCTACACAGACCTTTACAGACTTCAAAGCTACTCACGGAGCTGCTTTGACACTGAAAGGTTATACATTGTCAGGAACGTCAACACTGATAATTACTGCAAATAACGTAGGTCGTCCGTTTGCTGCCGTTACCGTTACTTCTGTATCAGGTACATGGATGGCAACTGTAGCCGCCACAACTGCCAATACTGCCCCTTCTGCACTTGCTGCCGGTGAAGCTCATGCAACTCTTCTGGCATTATGGAACGGTGCTCCTGCTGAACTGAAAGCAATTGACAAAAAACAGAAAGCGTTTTATGTCGGCGACCTGGTTTATCAGAACATGATGGAATATCTTGAATCAACAGGATGGACCATCCCTGGTTATACTAACTTGATGGATGGATTCAACAATCTTCAGTACAGGGGTATTCCTGTAATACTTGTCGGATGGGATTATCATTTGGACGCTGACTTTGCTCATGTTGCCGGTTCACTTTGGGCCTATCCTCACCGTATAATTTATTCAGCAATGAATAACCTGTTTCTTGGAATTGACGGAACCAATGAATTTAACTCATTCGATTTCTGGTTCAACAAAGACCTTGAGATGAACCGCTGGAGGGCTAAAATCATCATGGGGCCGGAATACAAACATCCGAAACTGATTGCAATAGCTTATTAATTCATAAAGAATTATGGCATTAGCTCCTTTTATACGCGCTTGCGCAAAGAACTCTTCCGGTACTATGGCAATATTTGTCGCTGAGAAGTCGGTGGTCACTGCGATCACCATTACTTCCGGCGAGATTTCAGCAATTACCGGGACTACACCATTTATGCGTGTGGATGCTGCTGTTGGTTCCATGAACTGGGAGCAAACAGATGAAAAGGTGGGTGCAAACAATACAAAAGTTTCAAATCTTGTAGAGTATGCACTTGAGCAGAATAATAAAGCTATGAACACGCACGTTCAGGCTCTTATAGATGCTTCACCTTGTGGACTATATGCTATCGTAACTGATGGCAATAGTCAAAACTGGCTTGTTGGTTATGACGCTACCAGCTTAGGTCGCTTTCCTCTCAAGTATTCCAATGGGAAACAGAAAACAGGCAAAACTCTTTCTGAGGACGGAGGACAAACAAAAGTTATTCAGTTAACTAATGAATGTGCTGGGCTTGCTATTCCGTTCGATACTACTCTTAACGGTGCTATCAATGCAGGAACATCAACCATTATAAAATGGACAGCATGATAACGATTAAGAAAGGATATGAGGATAGTGAAGTAACCTATACAGAAAACGGGTTGACTTTTCACGTTAAACTGGCTGAGGCTAGTCAGGAGGTACTAAAGAAGCTGAAAGAGCTTAAAATAGAGGCGGTCGAAGAAAAAAAGGCCACTGATAAATAACTCACACGGGAGGGAAATTTACTCCCTCCCTTTTTTCTTTTATTATGCCAAAAATCGGAACTATTGTAAACCTTGTGCCGGATGTTGAGATTAAGCCGGTAAAAACTTCGGTAGACTTTAAATTAGCTCCATTTATTCCATTTGGTTCTGATAATCTGTTTCCACAAGCTACCGCATTGTTTGCCCGGTCATCACCTGTTCATCGTGGGGTAATAAACTCGAAGGTTAACTACATGCTAGGCGATGGACTCACAAGTAAGACACGAAAGTTAAATTACCTGTTTGATAAAGCTAATTTTGAAGGCGAGACGATTGATAAAATAGCTGAAAAGTATTTCAGGGATAAAAATACAGGGGGCAATGCATGGATTGAAATTATTACTGATAACAGAAGATCGTTTCTTTGGTTCAATCTTCTTGACTTCACAAAATGCAGAAAATCAAGGGACGGCAAAAACTGTCTTATTCATCCTGATTGGTCTATTTACTCAGGAATGAATAACACTCCGGGATTTCAGAAGTCAGAAACAGGACTTTTGGGAGGCATGGCACAGGTTAAGACTATCCCGCTTTATCCTGAGTTTATCACAGAGAGAAACGAATACGGCGTTAAAATTGCGCGCTCAGTCATTCATATAAAGGAGTATGAGCCGGAATTTTACTATTACGGTATTCCTAATTGGATAGCCGGTAAAGATTCTCTGATGATTGATCTTAAGACAAACAAATGGAACCTTGCAAGGCTTAAAAACGCTTTCAAAGTATCAGGTTTTCTTATTGTTCCTGTCAAAGATGCTGCCGAAGCTGAACAGGTATTGAACTACATCGAAGAGAATCATGTCGGGGAGGATAACCAGGCTAAGCTCATGGTACTTACCAAGTCGCGCGCACCCGAAGGGGAGAAAGCTGATAAGGTACAGTTTGTTGAATCAAACCAGCAAGATGAGGGATCATGGGAGAAACTGCACGAAACTTCAACAAACGATATTCTTATTGCTCATGCATGGTTCAGGTCGCTCACGTCGATAGCCGATAATACCGGCTTCGATACAAGTAGAATTTTAAATGAATACGCAATAGCAAAACAGACCATTATAAAGCATGAACAGACCTTGTTTCTTGAAATGCTTCGTAAGGTATTTAAAGAACAGCAGGATATTGATAGTGATCTGTCTTTTGTCAATCGGTCGCCTATCTCTGATGATAGTTGGTTGAAAATTTGGGAGATCAGGAAAAACAGGGGGGAAGAGTATGACGAAAACGATCCGGCACAGCAAGGGATAGTCGTTCCTCAGGGATATAGCTTATCTAACACACAATCCAATGGCACTAGTACTAAAATCTGAGATAGCAGCAATATTCACACGTACACTGACAGAGAGCAGGATTCCTACTGACCTACCAGGGATTGTTGAATATAAGTATATCAGGCCGATACTTGGAAAGGATTTCTATGATGCTGTAGTTACTACTCCGGCTTCATATACTGCCTTGCTTGTATATGTAAAGCCGGTTATCTGCTGGTATGCAAAATATATGTTAATGCCTGAACTGAGATTTGAACTTTCAGATCTTGGCGTTAACTCTATTCAGATAAACGGGACAACTCCGATAACTGATGAGGCGTATGCAACCGCAATGAATCAATGTCTTATAATGGCAGAAGAGAAAGTAAAGATGTTAAATGATTATCTATATGATAATGCAGATTTATATCCACTCTATTATAAGAGTCAGAACTCATCTGAGAACTGCCAAATTTCAGGAGGCATAATAATGAAAAAGAAAAACATTAATTCAATCGATAATGGAAACTATTAACAGAACACTACCGGTCGGAGTAACGACCATTGCAGTCGGAAATGTAAAATCCGATGCTTGCATAACATCACAATTCACTGCTAAAAGAGGTGGGTTATCTCAGTCAGGCAAGATCACTATGACTAACCGATTTTCAACAATGGACGTTTCGGTTGATGTGACGGGCGATGAACTGGGTATAACATATTCGGGGAGCGTTAGCGGTGATTCGCTAATACTTTCCGCTACAGTTGATACGTCGTCAACTGATGAGGTAATTGTTTGGGGAAGTTTGGACATTATAAAGCTATAATTATGAAAAACATAGTAATTTTATTCCTAATCTTTGCGCTCGCAGGATGTCAGTCAAAAGATCGAAGCATCACTAGCGGAAAAACATTCGATAAGGACGTTATTGTCAATAAAACAAGTCCCTCTCTGTTTTTAAAAGGGGAAGGGGCTGTTATTGATTTTAGTACTTCTGATTTAGTACTTACTCAAAGTACTAACGCACTCACATTAACCGGAGGCGACATTGTGCTAAATGGAACCTCTGACACAACAGCTACGGCTGTAAAAGGTAAGATAGTATTTAAAACTTCTGACAGTTCTTTTTATATGTGCAGGAGTACAACTTTCAGACATAAATGGTATAAACTTAATTAATATGGACGAATTACATAAACTTCGCGGAGGTGCCAGACAGGAATATTACATAGGTGTTGGACCTCATGTGCCCCCGGCAGGATTTGCATTTTACGGAATAACTATCAGGGTTACTGCTACGACAATAGCTTCGATTAGTGAAAAACAGTTTTCCAATGCTGCTGCCGTCGCAATAACGGACAAAACATGGGAGGGCAAAACTGATTTGCAGCCTTTTGAATATATTAACTTTGAATTTCCAGTAACATCAATTACGCTTACTAATGCTACTGACAGCATTTTTGCGTATTGCGAACCGGTAGTAAGCAACTAATGCCAACTGTAAAGTTATATATAGGTGTTCCTATTGAAACAACCACTGTAGACACTAGCAGTATTATTACAGTTGACAGTACTGTAGTAACAACAGACAATGATACAATAACCGTTGATGATGATTAATATGAAAAAGTTACTTATTTTATTCCTGATTTTGATAGTCAGTTCCTGTGCGACTCAAAAGCAACTTAACCGGGCTGTTCCGCTTATCAATGTCGGTACTTCTGCCAATTCAGGAACCGGAGAGTCCCTTCGTGCTGCAATGATCAAGATTAACTTAGCCCTAACCGAACTTCGCAGAATAGGCATATCAGGGGTGACAGCTGACAGCTCAGAGATAAATGTCCTTGACGGTCTCGATCATAACGTAATCTCAATACTCGCAATTCCGGAAGTACCTACGATTTTCAGTGCAGCCGGGGACACGGCCGCTTACCCTACGCCCGGTAAGATTGGTAATATGTTTATTGATACCAGCGCGGGTAAGGTTTACATATCAGTCACAGCAGTTAGAAACGGATGGAGAATTTTAAATTAAATTATATGAAAAAGTTACTATTTATCGCAATTGTTTTTTCTTTCGGAGTTTTGGCATGTGGTCAGGTTCCTCCTTTTGAAAAGGTAGTACAGTTTAACGCAGGGTTTAAATTTGGCCCCAATGGTCAGGTTTATACTTCACTTCCAACAATGGGTAGCTTGGATTGGGCTAATGTAACAAATAAGCCCTTGACTTTTGCTCCTGCACCGCACCGACACAATTGGTCCGACCTTGATAATCTGCCTGTTTTGGTTGATTTGCAAAGTGCAATTGAAACACTTGGCTATCTACCTATTCCACAAAGGACAACTACTGAACTGATTGCGGTAATACTTCCGGCTGGTAAATCTGGAATCGTTTACGATAAAACA